AAACGATACTGTTATTACAGAAACAATCGCGCTAATAATTATAATATCTTTTTTATTCATAGTGGGTTAAATAAAGTAATAATAATTTATGACTTTAACCTAGCCCGCTAAGGGCTTAGGTTTATAAAGATAAATACTCTTCAAATGTAGCGTGGCAAGCTCCAACTGGGCTAACAGTTCCACCAGCATTAGCACCAGAACCATACATATTGAACACAACCCAAGTGCTAGGAGCAAGAACTTCTTTCGCTCCCGCCGAAGGTGTCGTTGAAGCATTTATAAATGCCTTTTCCGTAGCTGTAATAGCATAATTTGCTCCAATCTGTGTTGATGTTGAATTATTACTTGAAGTGCTTAAACCAATACCAACTACTGATGCCGATGTTGTAGATACATCAAATTTGATACCAGCTGATTGCAACGTAGACGTGGCGGCAGGACTTTGAATGGCACAAGGAGTATTCGTTGCAGTTATCAATTTCCTGGCTGTTTGCCATACTCTTATACCATCTCCATCTCCATATCTAAAATATGGATTATATAAATCTGGTGAAGTAACAGCACCTAGCGAAATTTCTTGATTTTCAACCTGTCTTGATATATTGTTCCCAATAATTTCTCCCGCTGTTCTACCAATTATATCCCATATTGTTCCGCCTCCATTCCCAGCGCTTGCTTTTCCAACAACAACAAGGAAAACGACCATCAAAACAATCCCACATTTTTTAAAATCAATCTGTGGTATTTTAAACCTGATTTCTTTCTGTGGTATTCTCAATCTGATTTCTTTTTGTTTCTTTTTCATTTAATTATTCATTGATAATTAACTAATAATTAACTTTCAACCAATTTATTTTTATAAGTAAGTTCTCCTGGTGGTTGTTCTCCTTTCGCTATTCCATTATAATTAAAAATAGCATCAGGGTCTTTACCAATTTCTTCAAGTTGAGCTACCAAAATACCCTTCTTTTTTTCAAATTTATCAGGATTTTTATATGCGTAAGCATTTAAAACACCAGCATATTTTTCCTGTGCCTCGTTATCCCAACCACCTTTCTTTTTAACAATAAAAGGCAATTCTTTTGGGCGATAAATTTCAGGACTTCCAATTTCAATATCACCAAAAGAAGTTTTTTCTTCTTCTGTATTTACATTTCCAACATTTTCATCATTCTTTTTTTTAACCATAAATTTATTTATTTATTTGTGCTTCTACGGAATTTGTGAAGACCGTCGGCAGAGCAGTCCCCACAAACTCCGTAGAAGCGGAGTTTATAATTACTAGACAATCGTAATATCGTAGAACAATCCTGCTTTTTGAGCCCAAAGTTTGAACCCAACAAGACCGAAGACAACAATTTCTTTACCTGTTTTCTGGGTTACTGACTTCTCTTCATATTGCATACCTCTTGGAGAAGCATACAAAGCGGTATTTTTCGGCCCGAAAACTCTATGACCAGAATTAGTTACAGTAGTTGATCCAAGAGTATCAGAAACGAATGTCCCTGAACGAACAACATAAATATCAATACCCATCCAGCTTGCTACAAGACCATTTCTCAACACTGCGTCAGCAAACGAATATCCGTTTGTTGCTCCTGCAATGGTAATGCCAGGCATATCGGTATTTTCAAGAATAATGAACATTCCATTCACCATATCTTGATAACCCATATTCTTAGAAGCAAGATTACCAAAAATAGTGTTGACATTACCAGCCGTTGTAAATCCTCCTGCTGGTGTTGAGTATGTTCCCGTCGCATCTTCGCATAGATTATTGATAACAAATTTATCAATTCCATACGCTACCGAATACATCATAGCGTCCAAGCGAGATTGAGCAATATCAAAATTTGAGAAAAACTCTTCAAAAGAAAATACGTGCTCAGCGTAAATTACCTCATCCGTTACTGTTAATGCATCATCAGTTACAGTCCACGCTGTTACAGAATAAGTTCCTGCAACTGCTTGAATAGTAGCTGTTGGTTGTGATCCATAAGGATTTTGAATTCTTTTTACATCAGAATTATCAACCTTACAAACTTTTTCAGCAACAAGGATATTTCTCAAAACAATTTCATATTGGCTTTGAAAATACTTGTCCCTATTGCCGTATGTTGACATTGTATTCACAATTTTGTGCTATACACCTGCCGTAATGTATTATGCGAAATTAAACTAATAATTCCGCCGATAGTTTACTTTCTTCTTCCACCCCTTCTAGCCCAAAATAAATTTTCTGCTTCTTTACTTCCTTTTTCTGGGAAATTACCCTTAGACGCTTCTGACATAATTTCGTCATCTGTTTTTTCTGTCTTATTAGGAGATTTATTCTTCGTAGTATCAGTAGCATTCGCAGTATCTCTATGTTCTTTACGAACTTTCAATATTCCTTTAATCATTTCGTCTTTAAGGGTTTCTATGATTGACTTTCCAAGAAGTTTAGATGCTTTTACAACTTCATCAAAGTCTTCTAAGGGAACTTGTAATTGCTGTAAAGCATAAAAATCTTTTGGAGAAATTTCATCACCTTTTAAATCTTCCTTTTCTTTTTCCTTTCCCTTTTCTTTATTATCTTTATTTTTTCCCTCTGCCTTCTCAGCTCTTATTTTCTGATCTTCGTATGATTTTTTATATTTTTCTATTTCTTTTTGACGATCGTCAGAAAGTTTAGCCTCGTTTTCAGTAATGTGAGTTTTAAGTTCCTCTAACTGTTCAGGAGTGTATTCACTCCTTTGTTCGTCTGTAAGGGCGACAAACTCTGCCCAAGTATTTATTTCCATAAATAGTGTGAGTTTTAAGTGGTCACCGCACTAATTTAATTTAATAATAATTTATTTTTATAATTTTGCAAATGTGGATAACTATCTAGCACTGTTTATCTTTTTTCTTTCTGCAATTTTCTTTTGATTTTCTGGTTCTGACTGAGCGATTATTTTTATTGAAAATAATTGAAAATCAATGTGCTTTATAAACTGATTTCTAGCAAGTAAACTCACCCCAAATTTATCGTCATAGTTTGGTGTATACTTAATATAAATCGTTTCTCCGTATGGATTTTCAAGAAGCCCTAACGCTTTTATGGTCATTTCTATTGAAAGCGACTTATACTGAATAGCTTGATAGATTGTGCTTTCCGTTTGACCAAAAACCATACTTTCAGCACCAAGCCAAACATCCTCAATCTGACCGACAGGGGTATCTCTGCGAATTTCTGGACAAAACTTTCTCCAAAATATATCTCTTAATCTTTTATCTGAAAAAGTAGTTTTTATAAGCATTTTTTCCTCATCTGTTGTTTCCAAGCCATAAAATAACGCGCGAATTAACTGCAAAAGATAATCATTGTTTTTGAATACTCCACGAATCAATTCGTTTTGCTCCTCATTCAAATTATTTAGTTGTTTTTCCATTATTTATTTAATTAACTCACCTGCCGACAATTCAGGTGAAGCAACATTTCCAGTAACCTGAGGAACTGTTGCATCTGGTAATGAATTATATTCCACTGGGGAAATACCCCCTGCAATTTCCAAAATACGTCCTACAATCGCTTTTGCCTTAGGATTTTGCTCAAAACCTGGCTGAACTACAACTTTTAATGCCGTATCAAGCGTTTCTAAATTTTGTCTTAAATTTGAACTTTCTCCACTGACATCAATTTCTAAGTCCCATTCCATATCCTTAAATTGTTCTTTCCAGTTAATTTCTGACGGTGATAAAAATCGTTGGTTTCCAAGAGTTTTAAGCTGGTTTTTAATCTTTTTTTCGTTCTCAGCCATAATCATTGATTGCTCTTCTGGCAAAACAATTTCTCCATTCAAAACTTTTTCAACTACCTCATTGTTTGTTTTCTTAATTGCCTCATTTTTAATAAAAGCAGAGTCAATATTATATATTTCATATTGTTCAAGTTGGACTGGGATTTCATCCGCATTATCCATTTTATTTTTTAGATAAGGGATTATTCTCTCACGCAACATTTCTTCAAGATGGAGAGCCTTATTTTCAATCATCAATTCAAATAAAGAATGAGATTCTTGCAAGATAGCTTCTGTCTGTCTCCAAGCTGTCCCAGATTTAGGTGTTTCTCCTAACATTGCTTCCGATATTGAATTTATTTCTCTCCCTAACTGCCTCCATTCATTAGCAAAAGCTTGTTGAGCGACAGTATTCAATATTTGATTATTGATTTGAGTAAGAGGTTTATTTATCTCGTGTATTAAAATATCTCCATTCTCAATATTAGACAAAACATTTCTTCCTAAAAATTGCGTATCAGCTGTTTGGAATACCATACGACTTGCCAAATCTATATTATCCTTAATCGCTTTCATCGTATGATTAACCATCCACTGACTTTCAAATAAATGTTCAACAGCTCCGATTGACAATGTCCTATCGTCTTCTTCAATTAAATGAGTTAAATAAAATGGGTCATACTTTTCTCTTCCTTTGTAGAGAACATACTCATCATATTCCATTTTTCTTCCTGTTCTCTTGCCAATTAACGAAATTACTTGCATCTGCTGAACAAACTCTTTCTCATCGCTATCTTTTCCTGTAAGAAGTTTAAGCGATAATTTTCCGTGTATTTCATATAATTTAATATAATCGCTTTTTGTATCTTTTTTAACTTTATTAAGATTATCTCGCTCTGTTTTATTGTTTATTAAATTTTCAACAGCCTCTTTATCGTATTTATTTGTTTCAACCCTATCTCTCAACTGTTCTTCTGTAAGATGTAATACTTTGATTTTTGGATTTGGATAGAAATCTATCGGGTCAACTATAATTTTACTCCACGGAACGACATCAATACAAAGATTATCTTTTTCTACTATCTCAACAACAGCTGAACCATATTTTGATAGTGTTATACCCCATTTATTCAAAAATTTACCAAACTTCTCTTTAATCATCCATTGTCTTAAATACATCGTAGCGAAAAAAGAGTTTATTATTTGTTTTTGTTTTGTTGCTCTTATTTTTATATGACTTCTATCAATATCAGTGGAACGATACCAGACATTAACCATAGCCGTTACAATGTTAAAAAACGGCTTTTCTCTTCCCAAAGAATCCGTCTCTCCCGATATGTGTTTTGAATTTAGATAAGCATCAATCCTATTCAGTGTATCTTTCATTGAATGATCAACGTGTTCAGAGATTTTAGTATTCCCCGTATTGTAATCTGATTCGGCTTTAAGAATTATTTCGCCAATAGTTTTCATATTATAATTCTGCCGAAATTATACTTTTAAAATAACATAATTTAATAAAATAATCAAAGTGTGAATAACTTATTTTGTGTTTCCTTTATGTTCTTTGAATACTTTATCAAATTTCATTCCTTGCATATTGTAAACTCTTTGCATCTCTTCGCTGTTTTGCGATGACATTCTATTCCTAATCTCAAAATACATTCTCATAATCCAAGTATCTGAATCGTCAGGGCTTCTGCCTATAATTTCCTTTATTTCCTCTTTGCTTGTTACTTGTCGTTTACCATCACCTTTTGAAATATCTTGATAAGTTTGAAGTTCCTCAATAATCCTCTCCTTTGCTTCTCCTTCAACCAATGAAGATATTTTATGATTATTAACATTTTCAGAAAGAGTAAATACGCACTGGCTTCTTAGATTTTTGTAGTCTGAAACTAACGGGACAATTTTTGAATATCCGACATTGGGAAGTTTAATGATGCTTTGGTCTGTTTTGATTGCTCCGTAAGATGACTTGTAACCTATAATTCCATCTAATCTAGAACTTGAAGCAACACCTGCGCCTACTCCGATAGCATCAACCGCAATATGCGAATAAGGTATCTTGTCTTCTCTGGCATATTCCTTAATTTTATCAATTATGTTCTCAGTATTAAGCCTTTCATATCTAATCCTTTGATATTCTGTAAGTCCTTCCCAAAATGAGAATATAGTCTTGTCTGTCCCGTCATCTGCTATATCAACAGTCAGATATTTTCCTTTTTTGTCTTCTAATGTGTTTGAAAATACATCTACTAAGGCAGAAAAGTTAAATAATGCGCCTACATCATCAATATATTCAGCCAAAATCTCTTGTTTAAAACTAGATGCTTCCAATTCTTTTCTGGCCTTTTCAATTTCTCTTGGGTCAACATAGGGATTGTCTTTTGTTGTAAAATGAAATGTTGCATAATCTTTATCTATTTTGGCTATCTTTTCTAATCTTCTAAGATTTGGATTTTCCTTTTTTGGTGTTCCGATAAATGTTGCTCTTCCGTTTGTATCCATAAGAGCTGGACGAAATATCTCTTGCCAGGCAATTTGAAACCCTTTCATTGTGTCTAGCTCATCAAATACCTGTAAATGAGCTTTTTTTCCTCTGAAATTTTCCCTATTTTCCCAACCTGTTACGTATATAATTGATTCGCCACCTTCTCTTGTAGGAACTCTCATTTCTAATCTTGTTTCGTTTGGTTTTCCAATTTTATTCAATCTTCTTTTTAGATATTCCCAGATAATATCCCTTGCCTGAGATTGAGTAGGAGCAAGATAAAATATACTTCTATCTTTGCCTGAAACTGCTGTAAATATCATTTCCTCAATTTCTAGTATTGTTTTACCGCTTCTTCTTCCAGCGCGAATTACTTTAAATCGTGCATCACTTTCTACCACTTCTTTTTGTTTTTCGTGAAGCTGTATCATATTAGAACTTTCAAAATTTTTTATGACAAACCCAACAGGATCTTCTGTCTAATACAGCGTGGTTTCGTTCGTGAAAACCAAATGGACATTTAAATATTATATTAAAAAGCCAGTCATTAGAACAAAATTTAATTTTATATAACATTTCTAAAATTTTACCGTCAAATATTTTTCCCAATCTCCTAATAATCTTAAATTTAAAAGTCGTATATTTTAGGTTTGGATATGTTATTATATCATCCTTACAAACTTCCCCTGTATCTAATATAAAATCTGAAAATTTAGAAAGAAAAGTCATTTTTTTTTGGGATTATTCTTTTTGGGATTATTCTTTTTTGAAAACGAATTATCAAATAATATATTTAATGCTTTATCTAAACTAGGCATATCTTGTGATGGTCTGCCTTCTGCCATCTGCCAAATAAATTCTCTTGATAAACTATTAAGAAAATCAAGTCTTTCTTCCTCTGGCATTCTAGCCAAATACTCCCTTGCGTATTCTTTAAGAGTTTTTAATGGTTTCCTACCCTTTCCAAATTTGTTTCCTTTTTTGAAAACGTAAGGTTTTAATTGTTCAGGCACATTTCCCATAAGCGTTTTTTATGCGTTTACCACGCTTTTATTATAAAATACCGATTTTGGATTGCAAAATTGACATAATCCTTTTTTCTTTAATTTCTCTCCTCCCCTTTCAACTGCTGGCAACTCACACCAATACTCGCTAAAATCACTATCAAAATTTTCATTATACTTTCCGTAAGAACTACCGCATTTCTCACAATTATTTATTTCTCCTACTTTTCTCATAATTCCTTATTTTGCTTATTGCCTCATTGAAACTTAGTTTTAAGTTATAATCGTTTGATAATGCTTCTGCCATTTTTTCTAATCTCCATCTCAAAAGTTTACCACTGATTCTTTCTTTATTCCACTTGTATTGCTCTCCATACGCCTCTATTTCCTGATCTTGCCTAAATTCTTCATAACTTATATATCTATTATACCACTGTTCAGGATAAATTCCTTGTTGTTTTCTGTGGATAGTTTCGTGATAGATTATATCTTCATCTATCTTTTTTCCCGTTGGGTTATATATCTTATTTCCATAACAAAATATTGCGTGTTTAGGAATATTTAGAGCAATTTTTAATAAATCATAATTTGGAGGAAAACCTTTTATTATCTCCATATTAGGAGAAAAATCTTTTATTATATCCATATCTTAAAAAATTTAATCTCTTTTTCTTCAATCATATCTTTTTTTAAATCAATCAATTCTGTTCTTACAATATCAAGCAATTTATCCTCATCATAGTAGCAAACATTGCATATATAATACCAGTATTTGGGAAAATAAGATACTTTTTTTTGTTCTTTACATATTTTACATTTCATTTCAAAGTCATAATTTGTTTTTTTATATTTTACGTTTCATTCAAAAGTCGTATTTTATTATTTACATATTTTACATTTTATTCCATTGATTTGTCCACTTCCTCATCGTTTTTTTTATTATAAACCCTAAAAAAATCAAGAATACTTATAATTAAATAAACGATATATAAAATTGCTAAAATTTTAATCATATTAAATTTATTCTTATTTTTTCATCTCCTATCTGCTCGGCAGAAAACAAGCATAAGCTTCATACCCAGTAGTTACTGAATACTCATTGACAGCCCTTCTATCTCGCTGTCTGGGATACCCCACAGGTATCTTTCCTAATATCTTCGTAGATATTAAGGTAGAAAATTTAATTCTCTGCCGATGAGACAGGAGATGATATTTTTTCATTTCTTAATGTTCAAAATTAAATCTAACTTTATCATAAATTTCAGCAACATCTTTTCTCCTAACACCATTCCCTCCGTGTCCGCCACAATACTCGCCATTAAATCCCTCTCCGCTTTCCATAAAGCCATCTATCCAAATTTCTCTAATCGCTTCCTCCAAAATCTTTTCAATGTCTTTGGCGTGTTGCGCTGATATTTTTCCATCAAGGCAGAAACTTTTTAATAATTGTTTTGGGGTTTTCATTTAATATCTTGTGTTTGCTTCATAAAATCAATAATAGAAGTGTAAAGTGAGGTCATACCATTATACGAAAGCCCAAGTCCGCAATGATGATCAACTGCGTGAAGATATTCTCTTAATATAACTCCTAAGACATATTCATCTGAAAGATCCTCTCTAATAATAATCTGTTTATTTTTAATATCGCAATATCCCCATTCGTAATTTTCCAACTTTGACTTATCAAAGATTATTTTATATACATTCCCAGATATATTTAATTCTTTAATTTTTTTTATTTCCATTTATTTATTTGCCTTATAAAATCATTAAAAAAAACATCCAAAGTTGTAATTGTTTGATGTGAAAGTTCTAGTCCGCAATGATAATCAACAGCGTGTAAAAACTCGTGCAAAATGACACTATTTATGTAATCTTTTGGAACATCCTCGCTAATAATAATCTTCCTATTTTTTATATCGCAACATCCCCATTCGCTATCTTTCAATTTGGATTTATCAAAAATTATTTCGTATTCGTGTCCGACTATATTTAATTTTTTAGTGTTTTTTGTTTCCATTTATTTATCTGATTTATGCAAAAATATCGCTCCTTTTTTATTTTCCATTCCAACTTTAATAATTGATGGACTTGTTTTTTCGTCTACAATTTTTCCATCAATATAAATTTGTTGAGTACTCTTGGTCGGGTCAGTAGTAGGAATACTACTGGGTGGTCGCAAGACCGCCGTAGGCCATCTTTTTCTTTCCAATAAAGCAAGACAAACAAAATTTAGCGATGAAATAATTGCTACAAAAATAAGCAAAAATTTTTCCATAAATTATTTAAGATTATTCATAAATTTTTTTCATTTGTTTTCCAATTTCTTTTTCTTACCTTGCCTTTCCTGTTTCTTTGCTTTTGATAATTTTCTATCCTGCCAATTTTTGCTATCGTAAATTGGTGTGTGATTTTTAATTTCGTCTCTTGATAGCAGTTTACGAGCAAGTTTTCTTTTTTTATTCATTGTTCTTTAAATTAAAAATAAAATTTTCCGCATTCCTTTTTAGGATATGACTCCGATTTAGGATACGAATCAGATGAAGCTACAGTTCCAAATCCATAATCGTTTTCAATCGGAATTAAAACTTTATTATCTTGATGAGAATGACTTTTTAATCTATCATTTTCTTTTTGTAAATTGTTAATTTCTTGTTGCAAATTGTTAATTCTCCGATTAAGACTATTTAGTTGACTTTTAACTTCTTCTCTCATTCTCTCAGTTTTTTCATCTGAACTCAAATCTTCCCACATTTTTACTCCATTATTTAATTGTTGAATTTCCATAAAATTGGGGTGAGATGGCTGTCTAGTTCTTTGGTCTAAACAGCCATCTCGGTTATTCATCTAGGCTTCGGTCTTGGTAGTCTTATTGGTTTATCAACGAGACGCATACTAATCACCTCCTTTCCTGATGAATTTTAAAAGAACTAATAAAAAGAACTAATGAACTGATAATGACCTAATAAACTCTACTTTATTACCCATTTTTTCTGTTGCAACTGACCAATTCCACAATCCGCCCTTAACCTCAAAAATTATATCTTTTGATAATTGTTTTGATTGTTCGCAATTAAGAGCAATCATAGTGGCCTCATAATTTGTCAATTCTTCATTTCTTAATTCTTTGACATATTTCTGTATTGTGCCTATTTTAAACTGCATACAACCTATTGAAACTTTATCTTTTCTTGGCAATGTTCCATTTTTATTATCATCATAAACAATTAAGGCCTCATCATCTCCAACATTATCACTTTCTAAAACTACTAATTCATTTATTAACTCTGTTTTTAATTCTTCAATTCTGAGTGATAAAGTATCATTAAAAACCTTAACAACTTCAACCTCAGCTTCTACTTTATTTTTCATTCCAAAATAAAATCCGACAGATACAACTAAAAAAACAGATACGGATATAACTGACAACTCAACTATTTTTGCAAAAATCTTTAAGGTTCTATACTTAAAAACTTCCCACTTAGTAGCGTAAGGATAAATTTGACATAATTTTTTATTCATCCAATTTACTTGTATTTTTTTCATATTTTTCATAATTTTAATAAAAAACCCGCTAAGGCGAACTGATATTTAAAATATTGCTATTTCTTATACCAGCTCAACTTAACGGATTTTAAAGCTGGTAGTTCGCCATCTTTTCAGATATTTTAATTATAAATTATCTCTCAAATTATTGCAATATAAACCTGTGGATAAGTTAAAAATATGGGGCTACTCACTTTTGCAAGTTTTCGCCCCGATTATGAGAGTGTTATTTCAGATCGCATACATCTCCCCTCTTTTCACTTTCAACTTTCTCATCCTTTCTCGGTAGCAGGGATCGCAGTAACCAGTAGTAACATCGTTGATGTTTTCATTGGGATTACAACTCTCGTGACAGTTATCGCAGTTTCTCGCCCACTTGTCCTCTTTGATACATCCGTAGATTTCATTACAGACCACGCATTGTCTTAGCATTTGTTTCTCCTCTGTTGAATAGTAGCATTTTGATTTTACAGTAATTGCATATCTTCATTTCTGTTGGCATTGATACTCTTGGACACTTTTGGGAAGGACATTTATTGCAGTCGTTCTCAATCCTTCCCAATTCGCAACCGTAGATTAGTCCGCAGATATTACAACGGTAGTATGAATCCATCTTACACCCTCCTTTCTGGCGCCTCGCGCCTTTTAAAAGAACAATCACTAATTATTATTCTATATCACATTCAATTATTTTTCTATCATCAAAACATTATTTTGCCATCACATAATTTTTTTAAATACGAACCAGTAGGAATGATACTTTCTTGAATGTTTTTGTCGCAAATTACTATTCCACACACGACCACCTCTGAATGTCATAATGAATATATCTTCAACCGCAAACCCAATTTCTAATGCCCAATTATGAACAAAGCAGTGAGTAAGTGTTGTTTTGCTATCTGTGTAATCTTGACACTTGAAAGCAACAATACCACCACGAGTTAATACTCTTTTGAACTCTAAAAGAGATTTTTTATACATTTTTTCCAAATCAGCCCAATTATCAAACATAGTAAACCTTTTAGTCATTATGTTTTCATCTGTCTTTCCGTGCTTACCAAACATAAACGGAGGGTCAAAAACAATACTTGAAATAGAATCGTTCTCATAGGGCAAACCATTCTCTACAATATCATTTTTGATTACATCGTCAGTTTGTGGTGTCTTATCAAGTTTCAATTCTGGTGTTTCTAAATCACCATAAAACTTTCCTGTTGAAAAACAGGGGTCAAGTTGAAAGTTATTATTCATTAGATACAAAACTCTAATAGCGGCTAAAATATCTCTATCGTTATCCATTACTGATTTCACAACCTTTGGTAGTTGTTGGATTGGGTTCATAATTTTATTAAAATTATTGATGTTAAAATCCAATAAATGAAAATGACAAGTGCTATCCAAAAAGAAATATCTGCAAGATCTTCATTGGAATAGCCCAAAAATATAGGAAAAACTGCCACAAACAATGGAATAACAAACATACCAATAAACCACAATATCACATATCCGATTCCATTAAAAATTTGTGTCATAAATTTTATTTTAATAATGTGCCATTTGGAGTGGGCAAGGTTTGACTTCTCTTTCAATTTCAGAATGATGTTTTTTGCAAAACCATCTAACATCTAATGGCTTACTATAATCATCGTGATGAGCTTGCACATTAACATCTCCACAAAATTCACAAGGTTTCTTTGTTATTTTTTTTCTTCTAATGGATGAAGAAACTTTTACTCGCGCTTTATATTTCTCTGTATTTTTTATTTTATTATAATACATTATAAGAGTATCCCTTCCTTTTTGTGTCTTTCTATACTTCCTTTTTCTATTTATCTCTTTCTTTCTGTTTTC